ATAGGTTTGGTTATTCACATGGGTGAGTGCGCAAACATTGCTTTTAAACTGCGTCAACAGTACTACCTGTATCTTGAAGATAAAGGTAAAGAGCATGCTGATACATGGATGGACGGAGTGGTTTCATCATTAAAGGAAGCAATGTTCGATAAAGATTGGGTAGCTGGCGGGGAAACGAAGCGCAAGTGTGCTTTCTATAAAGGTGGATGTACTATATATGGATACCGCCCTATGGTTTGCAGAACATTCGGGACGATCACTACAGTAGATAATTACTGCCCAAGAATCAGAAATGCTCATGGGTCTATTGATTTCTTCTCTGGCGATGCTGTTGTTAAGGTGATTGAACAGTTTCAAGACTACCTGAAAGAATACTCGGAAGGTAAAGATTCTGGGTATAATATGGTTGTTTATATGCCGCTTGGCGTTCTTAGCTTTATGCTACCCCCAGAAGAATTGATTGAATTAGAGCAAACTACTGATCCAAAATTCTGGAAAGCAGTTGAAGCCTGGTATAACTATAGAGTTGAGTTTGTAAAACTTCACGGTTATGACTATGAAACTCTTGAGAAAGAGGCAGAGATTTATGGTGTCCCTTTGAAGTTCCCTAAGTTTGATCCTATAGAAGTTGATGAAGTAATAGCGTAAACATAAATATCCGTAGGTTTATGTGATAAAATGTTATACAAGCTATGTCAGACATTGAACGATATCAAGGTGAAACACTTTTAGATGAATTAAAGCAGGTTGAAGAAGCCGGCTTACTTTATGTTAAAGGCTATAACTATGCCGAAATTTCAACCCTCCTTTCTTTAAATATTGATAAAACAAAATCATATATTAAAGAATACAAAAAGATTCTGAACCGTCAGGCAGAGGATGATCCATATTTTCTAGAGAAGCTACAGTTCAACACTATTAAAGCTCTGCAAGAATTTGACCAGTTGAGCAAGGAAGCTTGGGAAACTGTAAACATTGCAACCGATCATGGAATGATCCCGGCAAGAATTCAGGCTATCAAGCTGGCTGGAGAGCTTGCGACAAAGAAAGCGCAACTTCATAAACTTCTTACGGGCAATACCACCGATAATCAATATATTGCACGGATGCAGAAGGCTGAGAATGTAAATCAAATCTTATCCAAAGTCTTGAGGGATGTCATCTCTATACATCCAGAGATTGCAAACGAAGTTCGTAAGGAATTAGAAATTGCATTCCAGATTATGGATATGGATAATGGTTAAAGTTCGTGACCGACAGGCGGAAATGCAAAGAGAAAAACATATCTTTGTTTCTCCAGATGATGCAATCAAATTAACGCTGGACGAAGCTATTGATATTAGCAACAAGATATTTGAGTATGCCTTGACGAAGTACCCGAAAATAATTTATAAGACTTGTTTATTTTCTGGTGGATCAGATAGCACAGTGTTGTTACATCTATTTAAAAATAAAATTGATGCTGCAGTACATATCAACACTGGCATCGGTGTGGAAGACACTCGTAAATTTGTTCGTGAAACCTGCAACAGTATTGGTGTGAAGCTGATCGAGCAACACCCTCCGCAAGGTCATACCTATGTTGACTACATTACTAAATACGGATTCCCTGGCCCAGCATCGCATACCAGAGTTTATTCCTCGCTTAAAGAGCGGGCTTTAAGGAATGTTCGCAAGTCTGTTATCAAGAATGGTAAGAGAGAGAATATTGCTTTCATTGCCGGCATGAGGTACTTTGAGTCAGAGCGGCGCAAAGTTAATACTTTTGATTTAATGAAAGAATATTCTGTAATATGGATCTCACCAATAAATCATTGGACTGATTCTCACATGCAAGAATACAGAGAGCGCCATAGTGTCCAGACTAACCCAGTATCAAACAATCTTCATATGTCTGGAGAATGCTTGTGCGGTTGCTATGCCAAGCCGGGAGAATTTGAAATGTTAAAGTTTTTCTATCCAGAAACTGCTGACTACATCACCTCACTTGAGGCAATGGTGCAAAACTCTGGTTTAGCAAATGATAAATGGGGAGTGAAGACTTCTAAGAAGAAAAAGAAATCTCTCCCTCTATGCGTCGATTGCGAGATTAATTCATAAAATGAATAGGAAAAACGCTCTCATAAAGGTTTATAAAATGAGACCCATTTTAAGCCCTCATAAAGGTATAAAACTACCATGTCAGAAGTTATCGGAGGATTCATATGAGTGATTTCATGGGAATGAACCTTGACTTAAAAGATTTTGATCGTCTTTTGCGTCAAGATGATCTTACCGAAACTCCTGTAGATATTCAAACATTTGTACAAGATAAAGAATATTTAGGTTTGCCCCCGCTTTCTGATATTCAATTGGAAATTGTAAGACATTCTACACAGATTTATAAAGAGCGTACATTAATTTCTATCTTAGGGGAAGAAGCGGGAAAAGAATGGTATCAAAAATATACTGACAATGAAGTTATTTGTATGCTTGGTAAAGGATCCGGGAAAGACCATTGCGCAAGAATATCTATGGCGTATACGGTATATCTAATCCATTGCCTTAGAGATCCATTAATTTATTACGGTAAGGCTCATGGTGTCTATATAGACCTTCTAAACCTTGCTGTAAACGCTCAGCAAGCTCAGAGAGTGTTCTTTGAACCATTTAAGAACTTATTACTTAGATCTCCTTATTTTAATAGAGTTGGATTTGAACCAAGAGTGTCAGAAATATTTTTCTTTTCTAAGCCTGTTAGATGTTTTTCTGGTCACTCTGAATCTGAAGGTTGGGAAGGTTATGAAGTAATGACAATTATTTTGGATGAAATTGCCGCCTTTAAAACAGATGCAGAATTGCGTGGAGAAACAAGATCAAAGGGCTCTGCGTCTGCGATTTATAATATGAGTAAGTTATCGATCATGTCTCGCTTTCCAGAAGTTGGTAAAGTTATTCTATTGTCATTCCCTCGTTATAAAGGTGACTTTATTCAGCAGAGATATTTTAATTCAAGAGAAAAGAAAGAACCAAAGACTTGGACTATAAAAGCTGCAACATGGGAAGTTAATCCTACTATTAAGCGTGAGCAATTGGAATCTGAATATATTAGAAACCCAGTTGAAGCAAGAGCTCGTTTTGAATGTGAACCTCCAAACATGGAAGATGCTTACTTTAGAGATCCGGATTTGGTTAGAAAAGCATTTATGTATAGCGAGAATCCAATTGATGAAGATGGAAATTTTAAACCTTGGTTTAATAAAACTGATGAGCAAGTAAGGTTTATTCATATCGACTTGGCATTAAAGCGAGACAGAGCTGCGCTTAGCATGGTGCATTGCACCGGGTTGAAAGAAGTTAAAACATTAATGGGAGTTGAGAAACTACCTATTATCAATGTTGATTTGGTTTATTCTTGGGAAGCAAGTATTAACCAAGAAATTAATTTCTCATCTATTAGGCAGATGATTGTTGATTTATGTAGGAAATTTGATGTAGCTAAGGTTACATTTGACCGCTGGCAATCAATTGAAATGATTCAAAGCCTAAGGGGTCAGGGTATTAATGCTGATTTCCATTCCGTAAAGAAAACGGATTATGATACTTTAATGACTGCTATTTATGATACGAGATTGCGTGGTTATTGGAATGAGCTATTAGTTGAAGAAGAATTGCTAAAACTTAGATTGTTTGGAAATAATAAAATTGATCACCCAAACTCAGGATCAAAAGACTTAGCCGATGCTGTTACTGGTGCGACATTTGTTTGTATTGAGAATATGGTGATTGATGGAGATGTAGAAATTGAAATTCTTAGTCCAGATCGGTATTTTGAAATGAATGAAGATTTGGAAGATTTTGGTACTGTGCAAGTGTATAATAGAGAACTCGGGGGATTTGCTCCCGGATTTAGTGAAACAAAGGTGGATGCATCTATATGGCTAGAAAACATTTAGAAAATATTAAGGTCACTCATGAAGAAGTGATCAATCAATTGGCATTGCAAATTGCCAGTATTCAGGTTGAAAATACTGTAATAAAATTAGAGTTACAAAAGCTCAAGGATTATATCAGTAAATTAGATGAGACTGATGTTGAGTTTTAAGTCGATTATTTAAATTTAATTACTTTTTTTGTCCTGCGTGAGTTTTTTACCATAAAGCCTGATAGTGTCCTTGTTAAGAAATAGGGAGTCAATATCGGCAACCTATCCACGAAAACCACTAATAGGAGAAATAAAATGTCAACATTCAAATTAAATAAAGTAGATACGCTTCCTGAAATCTCTAGGGCTGGTCGCAAGTCTGAGGAATTGAATATGATTATTGCTGCACTAAATGAGTCAGTAAATGATGGTAATCCATTCCGCATTGATGGAATTGAAGCAGGTAATGCTTATAATTCAATGCAACAAAGAATTCGTGCCCAGGCTAAGAAGTTGGGTTACAAAATCGTTATCCGTTTTGATTCAACATCGAAGTCGTTATTCTTTAAGGCTACTCGTGTAGAAATGAATAGTGCAAAGTCTGTTGATACAGGCAAGCTTACTGTCAAGACTAGCGAGATTGCTGGTGTCAAGACAAAGGTTAAGACTAAATAAGTATTGAATAATATTTACCATAAAGCCCCGTGCATAACCTGCACGGGGCTTTTTTTTATGTCATAATGTTGGTATGACACTTGAAGTTGAACAACAGAAAATAGAAATTGATAGAAAAGATATTGATCAATGGTGCCCTATGTTTGGCCTTCCATGTTATGACCGAGCATTGACTGAACCTTTCTTTATGTCTTTCGTAAAAACTGTCATGTACTTTAAAGAAATTGGCTGCAAGTTTGCAGTTAGTACAATAACTGATTCGCTTATTAATCGCGCTAGGAATAACTTGGTAGCTAAATTTATGGCTAATCCTCAGTTTACTCATCTTATATTTTTGGATGTTGATCTTCAATTTAAGCCAGAAGATATTGTTAAAATGTTATGGCATGATAAAGAAGTAATGACGGGGGCTTATCCAATTAAGGATATTAACTGGGATAAAGTCTCGAAACTTGTAGGTGAAGGTATACCTAAAGATGAACTTGCGAAGAAATCTACTCGTTTTGTTGTTAACCCAGTTAAATTTGGTAATAATACAATTGAAACTGATAATGGTGCTATAGCAGTTCATGATGCAGGTACTGGTTTTATGTGCATTGAAAGATCAGTATTTGAAAAGATGATTGAGGCATATCCTGAATTGAAATTCAATGATGATACAGGTAGCATGAAAGGAGCTGAATTAGACTACACTTATGCTTTCTTTAATTCTTATGTTGATGATGATGGAAGGTTTGTTTCTGAAGATTATGGTTTCTGTAGATATTGGCAAAAACTTGGCGGTAAAGTTTGGGTTGATCCTGCCATTGAGATTGGTCATTTAGGTAGAATGATGTATGAGGGAAGTATGATTGAACACCTTATTGAACTATCAAAGAATGGACAACAGGAAAAAGTTCAAAGTAAGTCCGGAAAAGCAAAAAAGAAATAAGCCAGTAGTAGGCTAAAAAATATATACTCAAATTTGGTAAAATATTGGTTAAAATATGCTTGGTGATTCTTTAGCTAATCTTTTATCTTATTAACGATAACTTACACGCTTGTAATCTTACACGGCCCCTCTCCGCGTTTTTATATAATTTTTTATATAAAAGATTGTTGGCTTTCTGAGCGATTCTCTGACACAAAAAGAATATAAATAAAATATATTCTCTGAGGTTTTCTTCACCCTGTTTCCCCGATACAATTATTCTCCAATGAGTGAACCATTTACAATTAGTTATATTAGGATAATACACACACAATTTGTGTGTGTATTTTTGCGTGTATTGTTCAAGATAAATTATCAACTTAGAGAAAGGAAATGTATATGAGTAAGCCTATATTTGGGTCTTTAGTTGGAAATAGAATTACCGATAAGAATACGGTATTTGGTATTGTCAAAGAAGTGTTGGAAATAACTAAAGATAATGAAACATTTGCTATTGCCGTATTAGATTCAGGTAAAGCAATTCGTATTAGTACTATTGCTAGATTATTTTATGCTCAGGGTTTGTTTTTGCGTAAGTGTGATGGTGGTTACAAGATTTATGCTTTTCCAAATGATTCTGTTGTATCTAAGCAAAAATTTGGTCCTCAGCGTAAGCGTATTGTTTCACCTTGCGTTACTGGTAACATTGACAATACAGCAAACTTTGGTGATGAGAAAATAAATATTACTTCTCATATATCTTCTGGTAATCCAGTTTATTACAATAAGCAAACAATGGGGGAAAGTAAATGAATATGGAAGATGTTTATCGTAATACTACTGACCGTCTAAATAAATTGTATAGTCAAAAGTATAAGGGTTTGATAGCCTTTACTGAATTTTATAATGAGCAACAAATGATATTGCTAGAGTTTAGTAATCTTATTAAAGAAAGTGTCCATCAAAAAATTGATGAAGATATTGAAGAAGCATATCTTCTAAGAATAGAAAGCGAGTTACAGTAATGGATTATGAAATTGTAGATGCTTTAGAACTGGGAATATCTTCTATTGAATTTAATTTTGACGGTAACTTTGATTTTGAAGTTATTGATGAAGGTCAAATTGAAATTAAAGAGAAGGTAACAAAAGTAGAAACATCTTTCCCTTATGGTTCTTATTCAAAAGAAAGAACATATAGGGATTACTGGTTGGATCACGATCAAGAATTCCTTGCTTCTTTAGTTTCAGTAAAAGTTGCGAGAATGAATAGGCGTGGGAAGGTTGCTATTCTTGACGATATCCGTGAGTTTAGGTTATTGAATAAAGTTATTGCTTCCAGTTTGTGTGATAGTTTTACAAATGTTGGTTATGTATTTAGCGTTTATGGAGATGAATAAATGGAATATAGAAATCAATTATTAAATGAACTTGAGAAAATAACTAGCCTAATGAATGTCCCATTTGCTAGGCAAAAAGATTACTCATGGTTGATTAGCAATGTTGCTATAAATAATAAAAATGAAAAGCAAGTTAAGAAAGTAATTACGATTTGTCAACTTCTAATGAAAGGAGAATAGCAATGATAAAAGATGAAAACGGTGTTTACCATTATCATCATGAAAAAGCAGCAAAAGCAATTGAGTTTTTATATAACAGTGATAATGAAGAATACAAAAAAGCATATATTACTGCGATTGATGTAATGTTAGACATGGATAAAATGATTAGTGATTATGGAAAACTGATCAAGCAGTATCGCGAAGATATATTAATTCAGATTAGAATTAATGAAAATCTAAATAGGGAGATACGCGAAATGAAGGAAGTGGTAAATGGCTAATTGTATATATTGCTCATCAATATTTATTGATGAAAGATATGAAGCAGGTTATGATTACTGCTTAGATGAGAAATGCCAAAAGATTGGACTAGATGTTTCAGAGAGAGCATTTAGAAAAATATATACCCCAGCATTGTTACACAAATGTAATTATTTCTGGGTCAAGAAAACAGAATTAAAATCACTAAATGTTAGAGCAGATATTCTACAACAAAGAGAGGAAAACTAATGAGTTGGTTAGATGATATTTATAATGAAGATGGTAACAGTAAAAAACATCCTTCATATAAAAATATAAATAAGTTAACGATTAAAAGTCATGAAGTGGTTAGTCCATATGATTGGGCTTTGGATTTTGATTTGAATCCTGATTGGAAGTCATGGCAAAATGAAATGAATCGTTACTTTAAAAATAATGATTGGAATGACTAATGGATTTTCAATGCTTAGAATGTTTTGA